GAGACCTTGGAAGCATCTAAATGATTGACCTGATTACCAACCTTGGCCCGCTTCTTTGGTGTGGCAGATGATAGATATACGTCTGGCGAATGATGAGGACACGAACTTCATACTCTCTTCATGGACGAGAGCGTATGCTGGTCTGAACCGGGAACAGCCGAAATGGGCAGTGTTTCGGTTACAAACCCAGATTATAAAAGGTGCTTTGGCGATGGGGGAGGTCTGGGTTGCTACGCCAGAGGGGGATAATGATACGATTGCCGGGTGGATTTGCCATGTTGGGCCGGTGGCTCAGTTTATGTATGTGAAAAAGCCCTTTAGGGGATTTGGGGTTGGCAAGAAGCTGGTTGAGAAAGCCGGGTTGCGAGAGCCTATAATGGCTGCTTATATGGCCCCTTGGATGATAGATAAGATAATTTATAGCCCTCAGCTACAACATGCTGATGTTTTAAAAGCGTTTATGGAGGATACCTAAAATGAAGGTTTTAGCGATACAATTAAATAGTACATCACAACCACTTCTTAACAACAATTACATAAGCGTTGAGAATCCGAATCATGCTGATTATGATTTGAAACTAGAGAAAGACTTTGTGATTGTTAGCCACAAAACCAAGGGAACGTTTGCGATTCCTTTGACGGCCATTAGTCACATGAAAATTGAGAAGGTTGCACGGGGGCGGCCCAAGAAAGTAGCATGAAGTACGAACGCCACGACATAATCCGCGAACTGGTCAAAAGGAAAGCGGATACCTCTGCCCTGACAGAGGAAGAGGCCGTGGGCGACCGAATCTACAAGTGGCGAAATGATTTATTCAACTATCAGTTGGAGTTTATTGACGACCCATGTAAAACCAAGACCGCGCTGTGTTCCAGGCGTGCGGGGAAGACCTATGCCTCGTGCTATTACCTGCTGGAGGCAGCGCACCAATCGCCTCACACCATTTGTGCGTATATTGCTCTTACCAGAAGGTCAGCTAAGCGGCTGATGTGGCGAGAGCTAAAGCTGGCCGATAAGAAATACATGCTGGGCATTAAGTTCAATGCCTCGGAGCTTATTGCAATCCTCCCCAACGGCTCTCAAATCATTATGTCCGGTGCAGATGATGAGGCCGAGATTGATAAGCTTCGGGGCTCTGCGTATCAGCTTGTTGTTATTGATGAGGCCGCATCTTTTGGTCCTCACCTTACGGCTCTTATTGAGGAAGTCTTGGAGCCATCGCTGATAGATTACGATGGCACATTGGCTATGATTGGAACCCCGGCGAGTCACTGCTCGGGGATTTTTTTTGAGGCTACAACTGGGCTTAGGGACGAATACTCGAATCATTCTTGGACTATTCTGGAAAATCCGCATGTTCCTCATGCTGGCGAATGGCTTGCAGACAGAAGAAAGAAGCGCGGCTGGAACGACACAAACCCGGTTTATATGCGTGAGTGGCGAGGCCAGTGGGTCAAATCTGACGATAGCCTGATTTATAAGTATGGCGAGAAAAACCTGTGCGGCTCACTAAGTAATGAATATGACTGGGAATACGTGCTGGGAGTGGATTTAGGATACGAAGATGCGACAGCATTTGTCGTGGGTGCGTTCTCTCGGGATTTGCCAGACCTATACATCGTAGATTCTTTTAAGAAGAGTCACATGCTCCCAACTGAGATTGCTGAAGAAATACGCTCTATGGAAAACACCTACAAGTTTATTGGCATGGTGGCGGATACGGGCGGTCTGGGTAAATCGATTGTAGAGGAATTTAGAAAAAGGCATGGGTTGCCGCTAAAGGCTGCCGAGAAGAGAAACAAGGTCACCTACATTGAGATGATGAATGATGACCTTGCGACAGGTAAGCTTAAAATCATCGACAGAGAAATCCTGAAAGAGTGGGACATTCTCCAGTGGGATGATTCAGGCAAGCGAGAAGATGGGCGCTTTGACAACCACTTGAGCGATGCGGCGCTTTATATGTGGCGCGAAAGTCGGCACTATACCTTTCAGGAAGAAGTCGACACTGTTCCAGAGGGCTGGAGCAAAGAAGAGCGACGCATGTGGGATGCCGCAAGGTCAAAGAACGATAGCTCTGATGCCCCTTGGTGGGAAAACAGATGGACATTAAATTAAAGGGTGCGAAATAATGAAGGCTGTTAAGTATTGGTGGAATGAAAAGTCAGAACCTCATGAAGAGCTGTTTTCAGCGGTAACTGGGATTGTTGATGTCCAGAAAGGGCGGGAGCAAGACAATGTTTCCCATATGGCCCTTTATGGTAATGCCCATTACACCGATATGGCCTCTTTTGGTTCATCGGGAAGCGCTCCAGTCACAAACCACCGGGTTACGCTCAATATTATTCAAAGCATGTGCGATACGGTAACAGCCAAGGTCGCCAAGGCTCGGCCAAGAGCCACATACCTGACACATGGCGGAAACTGGTCCATGCAGAAGAAGGCCAAGCTATTAGAGCGCTTCACTGATGGCCAATTCTACTCAACTGACATTTATACGGTTGGGCCGCAGGTTTTCATGGATGCGTGTGTATTTGGTACCGGTTGTATGTATATTTTTGAAGGTGACGGTCGAATTGAGGTTGAGCGCGTCTTCCCTGGTGAAATCCTGGTTGATGACCACGAATCTCGGTATGCCAAGCCGCGTCAGATGTTTCGGCGCAAGATTATGGCAAAAGATGTCTTGGCGGGGATGTTTCCAGAGGCAGAAGAGAAGATTAACGACGCCACAAACTTTGGCGAAGGTCATTCGGAGTATAAGGCGTCTGAGCAGGTTGAATGCATCGAAGCTTGGCATTTGCCGTGCTATGACGGGGCAAAAGACGGTCGACACATCATTGCAATTGATAATTGCACTCTTTTAGACGAGCCATGGGAAAGAAACGACTTTCCATTCGTATTTATTCGATGGTCTAGCAGATTAATGGGCTTTTGGGGGCAGGGGCTTGCAGAGCAGCTTACGGGATTACAATTAGAAATTAACAACTTATTATCTATGATTCAAGAGCAGATGCACCTTGCAACCCCAAAGGTCTTCATTGAGAACGGGTCTGAGATTGTTCCAAGTCACCTAAACAATGAGATTTGGGGCATTGTAAAGTATAACGGTACACCCCCTACTATGGTTGCGCCAAGAACAACGTCTCCAGAGGTTTTTGCCCACTTAGATAGGCTGTATTCTCGTGCATACGAGATTGCGGGCGTAAGCCAGCTGGCGGCTCAGTCCAAAAAGCCTTCTGGACTCGATTCCGGCGTTGCATTGCGTGAATTTCAAGACATTGAGACAGAGCGCTTCATGATTGTTGCCCAGCACTACGAAAAGATGTTTTTAGAGGCTGCCGAGCAAATGATTGGGCTCGCAAGAGACATTTCCTTAAAGGGCAAGGCATATGAAGTGCTTAGTCACGGGGACAAAGACATACAGTCCATAAAATGGTCCGATATTGATTTAGAGCGCGACCAGTATGTGATGAAGGTTTATCCAACCTCATTGCTCCCAACAACTCCTGCGGCGAAGCTCCAGAAGGTTATTGAGATGGTGCAGGCCGGAATGATTGATAATCAGGAGGCTCGTGGATTGCTTGATTACCCAGACCTGGAGGCAGTGAACCAATTGGCAACAGCATCCTCAGAGGGGATTAAATTGATTATTGAAGAGATGGTAGAGCATGGCCGTTACCATCCACCAGAGCCTTTTATGAATTTATCAATGGCCATTGCAATGATTCAAAGTGCTTACTTGAGAGCGAAAATCAATAATGCGCCAGAAGAGAATTTGGACCTTCTGCGAAGATTTATGCAGGAGGCTATTGATATGCTTTCGTCGATGGCGCAGCAAGCAACTGCTCCAGCGCCGGAGATGGGAATGGGAGGACCCGAAATGGGTGCTCCACCAGCAAACATGGGACCAGATGAAGTTGCAGCCGAGCAAATGGCTGCTCCAATCCAATAACAAACTAGAGGGGTTAAGCGAATATGACAGAAGAAGCGGCACCAGCAGAAGAAGCTCCGGCACAAGAGGCTGTAGCGGAAGCAGTAGAAGAGGCAGCGGCAGAAGAGCAAGCACCGGTAGAAGAGCCAAGACCGGATTTTTCTCGGCAGTTTGCTGCAATTGCAAAAAAAGAACGCGCACTGCGTCAAAGAGAATCATCCGTTAAGCAGATGGAATCTAGAATTGCAGAGCTTGAAGGCTCTCAGGGCCAGTTTGGAGAAATCCAAAGATTGGCAAAAGAGAACCCGGCGGCACTGCTTTCTCAGCTTGGCATCAGTTATGAGGACCTAACGCAGCAGGTCATTAATGAGGGCAATCCCACAGAAGAGCAGCAGCTTCGTTTGCAGAATGAAAAGCTCCAGGCGCGGCTTGAAAAGATTGAGGGCGTGTATGAGGCTCAAAAACAAGAAGCTGAAACAAAACGCCTGGACGGGGCAAGAGCAACACTTGTTGACAACATAAAGAACTTTGTCGATAATGATGAACAGTATGCTTTGGTTAAGCATCGGGGGGCCTATGATTTAGTCGCGGAAGTAATGCAGCAGCATTACATAAAAACAAACGGCCAAATCATGGAATACTCTGACGCTGCTAAAATAGTTGAGGCCCATTACGAACAAGAGGCTGAACACTATTTAGGCTCCCAAAAAATACAAGAACGGTGGAAGGCCAAAATGGCCCCTGCCGAGCCAGAAGCGCCTCAAGAAGAAGCGGTCCCAGCGAATAACGGCGGGCCAAAAACTTTAAGTAACAAAAACTCGGCCCAGACGACCGAGCGCGATGGAGGTATGCTCTCACGGGCAGATTCCCTTAAGCGCATGGCGCAAATGATCCAAGGCGGATAAAGGGCCGTAACTATACGAGGCGAAAAAAATGTCATTATCAGTCTTTGCGGGAACCGCTACGGATGCGGAAACAAAAGTAACCGACGCTCTTAAAGAGCACTATAAACCACAACGTATTAAGGAAATGGCCTATAAGAATAACCCTCTTTTGGGGCTTATTCCTAAATACGAAAGCTTCGGCGGTGAAAACATGCCGATTCCAATCATTATCACCGGGCCACAGCGCCGTTCGGCTACTTTTACGGATGGGCAGAACAACACCAGCACGTCCAATGTTAAGCAGTTTTTGCTGACCCGTGTTCGCGATTATTCGTTCGCGACAATTCAGCATGAAGCAATTCGTGCCTCACAGGGCAACGCTGACGCATTTGTTCGCTACGCAACCATGGAAATTGACGGTGCTATTCATAGCCTTAAGCGGTCAATGGCAACTGCAATGTATCGTGATGGTACTGGGGCAATTGGCCGAATCAGCTCAAACCCATCTGGCGGAAGCGCGATTACTTTGGTCACTGGCGGAGATGTTGTAAACTTTGAAGTCGGAATGCGACTTGCTTGTGCATCATCTACAACTGCTGCTGTCCGAGCAAACTTTGGTGGCTCAAGCCAGAACTATGTTACTGTAACAGGTGTTAACCGTGCAGCATCAACAGCACAGATTACTGTGACGGAAACAATTCACGCAGATGCTTCTGCGAATGATTACTTGTTTTGTCTTGGTGACGCACAAAACGGAACGGCAATTGCTCCAAAGCTCAGCGGCCTAGAGGCATGGGTTCCTGAAGCATCGCCAACAACAGCACTTTTTGGGGCCGTGCGCACAGCCGACCCGACCCGTCTTGGCGGCGTTCGGTATGATGGCTCTGCTTTGCCAATCGAGGAAGCTCTTATTTCGGGTGCCTCTCTTGTTGGCCGAGAAGGTGGCGCTCCTGACCATGTTTTCATGGACTTCACCAGTTATTCAAACCTTGAGAAAGCCCTGGGCTCCAAGGTTCAGTATGACAAGGTTAAGTCTGCCGATGCTGATGTGGGTTTTGACGCCTTGGTTGTTAATGGCCCCCGTGGTCGCATGAAGATTATTCCTGACCACAACTGTCAACCCAATGTGGCCTGGATGCTTCAGCTTGACACATGGAGCCTCAATACTCTTGGTGCTGCTCCACAGATTCTTGACCTTGATGGCAACAATATGCTCCGCGAAAATGCGGCAGATGCTTATGAGGTAAGAGTTGGAATGTACGGCAATATTGCCTGTAACGCTCCGGGCTGGAACTGCCGCGTTAAGTTGGCATAATTCAGACTCACTGAAAGGAGATGAGTTATGGCGAATAGAGATTTTAAAGATGTTCAGGCGCTTGAGCGTGAGCTGAAGATTGTTGCGGGGCGTGTGTTGCTAACGGGCGGCTCTGCCGTATCTAGTGCTGCTGACGGTATCGGCTTTACAGCGACAAAGGCAGGGGATGGGGACTATTGGATTTATCTTGATGATAAATACACCAGTCTCATGTACGCAAATGCGACCGTCACCGCCTCCGCCCCGGATGAGTGCTTTGCCTATGTTGTTTCACATGACGTAAGCGGGGCCACGCCATCGGTGCGGTTCAAGTTTACTGATGATGATGGTAACGCGCAGGCATTCGCAGATGGGGATGAGTTTTCATTCTTTATTCTGCTGAAAAACAGCAGCGTAACATAATAAAGGAGGCCAGTGATGGCAGCAAGTAAGCCAGCATTGGCTCTCGCAATCCTTGAGAACGCGCACAAGGCTCAGGCCGAAGGCGAAGAAGAGGATACAGGCATGGCAAGACGGGAAGCAGGCAATGCTTTCTTGAAAGCTATGGAGAGTGGCGATGGAGAAATGATTGCTCAGGCAATTCAGGACATCTATCAGGTCACGGCAGATTAAAAAATTGAGATGGGGGCTTTGCCCCCTCTCTTTTTATAGGGGGCGTTATGCCAAACAACACAACAACGCTCCAAAACCTTGTTGACCGTGTGCGCCAACGCGCAGACATGGAAGGGTCCACGTTTGTTACTGATGTTGAAGTGATAGGCTATATTAACGTCGCCATGTCCGAGGTTCACGATATCTTGGTTTCGAGGTATGAGGATTATTATGTCAGCTCGGAACCATACA